GATAAAATATTGTTTTTAAATAAAGGTAAATTATGAAATTATACGAATTACTAATAGACGAAAATGACCTGTTACTTTCAGGGGTACACGCTCTTTCAATAGTGGAGAATCCTGCCATACAGTCAGACTTCATTGCTTTGGGAGACCAAAAGCCTGTCTTATTGGCAGAGGTTAACAAGGACAAGCAGATACTTATGGGTGCTGCTTTAATTCCTGACAAGCCTATCTACAGAAAAGACGGAGACGAAGAGTACTACGTGTATTTTTCAAAGGAGACTATAGCTAAAACGGCTGAGGCCTTCTTTAGAAATAACAATCAAAACAACGCTACTTTAGAGCACGCTGAGGTCTTAGACAATATGACTGTATTTGAGTCTTGGATAGTAGAAGACCCTGAATTTGATAAGTCTAAAAAGTACGGCTTAGAAGTGCCTGCAGGAACGTGGATGGTATCAATGAAAGTTGACGATAAAGACGTTTGGGACAACTACGTAAAAGACAACAAAGTTTTTGGCTTTAGTATTGAGGGTAAATTCGCAAACGTACTAAGAAAAGAGAGCTCAGATATGGACTTTAGCGACCAAGTTTTAGATAAGACTTTGGATATGATAAGAGAATTTGTAAAGGAAAATTATTAATATATAAAACAACAATTTTATGCCGATTAGAGAGATTACAGGAGTAAACGACGGAGGGGACTTATTCCCTGACAACACTAACTCAAGTACAAACAACACAGCTAGCGATGCAACGAACGTAAATGTAAGTGCTACACATATTTCTAGACGTACTATAACAGACGAAGAGATAGAGACGCTAAGTCACTTTAGATATGACGAAGAGCAAGACCAACTGATAGGGGACAGAGCAATAGAAACAACTCTTAACTCACTATTTTTAGGAGAACAACATAAGATGTCTTCAGGTGCTGAGAATATCTTTTTTACTAACTTAGGTAATGAAACTAATTTTTACCCAATGTGGGGTGGATTGAAAGACCAAAGTATAACAGCTAATCAAGGAGCTGACGGGTTTATACCTCCAAGTGGACGTGTATATAGTGATATGTTTTCTTTGCCTCTAGGTGGTAGCCCTACCTTAAATACTACGGGTTACTCAGGTGGCAATTACTTTGGTGTAAATATAGCAGGTTTAGGTATTACTACAACCGCAGGAGAAGACGTAGAGGTAGGTATATCTTTAGTGTACTTACTATCTGTAAATGGCAGACAGGTATATAAGCAGATATTACCAACTACTGAGAAGAGATTTTCAGGAGACTTAATAGAGTGGTTTTTTGACCACCCCGTAGAGATTCACGCGGGTACAACTATCTTTGCTGAAATACGCAAGGTAGACAGAACTACAGATACTGATTATGGAGTATTCCAAGTAAGAGAAGGAGACGAACTACAAGCAGACGGAAACTACAGATATCAAGCTATTGTACATAACAGATTATTTGAGGATAAAGACTTAGAGCTTATATCTCCTTATTTGAAGTATAAAGCAATGGACTTTGGACTTGACTCAACGGGCTCTACAATCCTTTTAAGAGACTTAAGCCTAGGAGCTGATAGTTTGTTAGTGCCACACGCAGTAAACACCTTAGAAGCGATTGCTAACGGTACTGAGATACAGATTAAAATAAAAGGCGGTGCTAAGGTTATAGTAGAAAGCTTACCTGTTAACGCTGTAAGTATTAACGGAGCTTTTGTAAACTCAGTTTTAAACCAAGCTGTAGTACAATTAAATGCTGTCTTTACTAACGTTTCGGGCTTTGCATCAGATGACACCTTTGTAGATTCTTTTACCTTAGTAGGTAATGATTTAACACTAGGACTTAATGACGGTGTTTCTTACACGGTTGACGTAACTACTTTAGGAGTAGACGAAAATAACTTCGTAGCTAGTGGCTCACTTAGTGGCTCAGATTTAACCCTTACAATGGCAGACGCTACAACCGTAACAATCGATGCCTCAGGTTTAGCTATAGACACTAATGACGTAGTACAAAGCGGTACTCTTAACGGAGACGACTTAGAACTTACTTTAAGCAACTCTTCAGTAATTACTATAGACGTTTCAGCTTTAGCTGTAGATACTACTTTATATGTAGTGAGCGGTGTTTTAAATGGTACTGATTTAGATTTAACTATGAGTGATGCTTCTGTAGTTACTATAGACGCTTCTAGCTTAGCTATTGATACTAACACAACTATTACAGGCGGTACTGTAAGCGGTACTGATATCTTATTAGACGTAAGTGACGGCTCTACACTAACAATAGACGCCTCTACTCTAGGTGGAGCAGGTAGCTCAGGAAACCCTGTTGTAAGTGGCTCAGTTGTAGGTACTGATTTAGTACTTGTTTTAGATGACGCTACACAGATAACTATTGATGCTACTAATATGATTAATGGCTCTAGTGGACTAGCTAGTAACAATGGTTGGTATATATCTTATGGAGCTAATGCTAACGATGCTGTAGGAACTTCAGTAAATGATTCTACAATTAACCAACAATTACCTTTCTACTTTGGTCAAGCCTTAGAAAGAGGTTCACAATATAGTTGGAACTTTCAAAGTAACGGAGGAGCTAACCTAATAATGGGTATTTGGGACGGAGCAGAAACCCCTGTAGCTTACAATGGAGGAGCTAATACAGCTTCTAATTGGGGTACAATGTTTATATATGCAGGTGGTTTTACAAATGGTTCTAATAGTACTTTAACTACTACCAACTCAGGGGCTAAATATGCTGTAGGAACAGGGGATGCTCTAGTAATTAGATTCCTTAATGATGGGCATTTAAAACTAGTAGATGTAAGCGGTGCTAACGAGATAGAGATAGCTAAAACAACTATACCCTTAGCTGTTACATCTTTTAATATGCAGATGTACACTTGGGCTAATGGAGTTTTACCTAATGGAATTGTAAGCAACTCTGACTTTTTGTGGGATATTAAGCACGACTACGCAAACACTGAAGCAGGTGTATTGAATGGAGTATTAAATCACACTGTATTGAAAAGAAACTTAGCTTTATCTCCGGGAGAGCAATATATGATACCTTTGGATAAGCAAGGGGCGGGTGAATCATTCGGTCTAGATTATACAGGAGCAGCTACAGGAATTTCAAATGCAGAGGATAACTTAGATAAGTCTTTTGTGTACCAAACTAATGAGTCTATTATAGCAGACATAAATTGGGCACACAACACAGCGGCTAGTGGATACTTTACCGCAGGCGGTGGCTCTATCCCTTCATACAGAGTAGGTGGAGCAGGTACTGAAATAGGCTTATTGTCATTGAGATATATGACTGACAACACCTTAGAGCTTTGGAGTGAAACTAATAACGAGCTAATAGCTACATCTGTAGTACATCCTGACGGTAGTGATATTAACCTACACTATGGGGCTAATGGAAATACTACATATCTAGGCTTGCCTGTTATAACTAAGCAATTAATAGGTCAAGGCTCACAGCCTGACGTAAACTTTGCTCCTGTTGTAGCTAATCAAACAGCTTCAGTTACTGAAGGAGAGGTTTTAAACTTTCAAATTGTATCTAGTGACAACATAGTGAATCAGTTTGCTGAGTTAGACGCTCCTAGTTGGATGACACTTAACCAAAATAGTGGAGTACTTAGCGGAACAGCTCCTGCTTACTTAGGAACGGCTGCAGACACTATTGTAGTGAATTGTAAGGCAGGTAATGCTATTGGTGGTACTATTGAGTTCACGGTAACGGTTACACAAGTAGCTTATACTAACAATAAGTCTTTAAATTTCCCTGCAGGTAATACAACGGCATACCTACAAGGTAACCATCAAAACGTACCTTCTCTACAAAGAACAGGCAACGGAAGTGGAGCTAGTGATGCGTGGAGTATTTCTATGTGGGTTAAACCATCTACGAGTACTACTAACCAAACTTTCTTTTATTATGGTGGAGATGACTTAGCTAATGAAGGTAGGATAACCCTTACGCAATTTCAAGGTAATAACTTGTTATTTTCTTACGGGTCAACATCTAACTACATAGCTCACGTTGGTGTAGGTAACTTCCCGACAGGTCAATGGAATCACGTTCTAATTACTTATGATGGTGGTTTAACGGGTAATGCTTCGGCAGATGTTGGTAACTACATAACAGCGTTTACATTTAGTATAAACGGAGTTAACGGCTCTAGTCAAGCTGCTCACGGTAACTATGGTTGGACGGGTAATATCATAGCTGACAAATTTAGAGTAGGTAGACTAATAGGTGCTACAACTTCAGCTTATGTAAATGGAGGTAGTGTTAATCAAGTGGCTATTTGGGACACTGACGAAAGTGCTAACCTGTCAACTATTTACAATAGTGGTAATACTCAAGACTTGAGTTTATTAAGTTCAGCACCTGCTCATTATTACGAGATTGAAACTAGTGTAACTACTATTCCTGATTTGGTTGGTAGTGCTAATTTAACAGGGTTTAATTTCAGTAATACAGACCTAGTAACTGACACACCCTAATTACTTATAGCCCCTCTTTAACTAGGGGGGTTTTAGTAGAGTAAAATAATGTTTTTAAATAAAGAGAATGTACATAAAAGCAAAATATCCAAAAGTAGGTAGAGATTGGTACAGGCAAGGCGAACAAGGTTTTGGTAGCTTATACGGAGGTAATCAAATAAGTGACGTAACCAACGCATCTAGTGCCGATGGTCGAAGAAGAGTCTCAAATAGCTATATGTTTGGGGGCAATATCGTATCCGTATACACTAATACTAATAACGGGAATGAGCTTGTATTTACTAATGAATCTGTTTTCTTAATTAGCAACTCTAATTTAAACATAACAGAAATAGACACAGAGAGAGCTCTAGAATTTATTAACGAGTCAGATTGGCTAAAAGAAGATTAAACAATGGCGGTAACAAATACAGGGATAGTACTAAGAACAATAACGGGAGTTAACGAGTCTGACTTATTTTTAGATAGTGAGGCAACTAGTGTAACAACTAACACAGGTATCGTAGAGCGCTCTATAGTAGGTGTACACGATGCTAACTTTGTACACCCTATTGGAGACGAAGAGATTATAAATGGTGGATTTGATGTAGATAGTGATTGGAATCTACAACCATCAGCAACTATACAAGATGGTAAGTTGGTTGTTAACTCAATAACCTCAGGAAATATAGCTCAACAAGTCGGTGTTATACCTATTTCAAAGCCTATAAGGGTAAAATTTGATTTAGTCTTGAATTCGGGTGGATTTAGAGTTTTAGCGGGTAGTGGTGGAACGGCTACAAACATAACAGCAAGTGGGTCATACACGCTCTATGAAACAAGTGGAACGGGCGGGGTTTTAACCCTTCAATCTAGATTTGGAAGTTTCAACGGCTCAGTAGATAACATTTCTATAAAAGAAGTCTTAGTCAACAGAGAGTCGACTACAACCAACACAGGTATAGTTGAAAGAGCAATTACGGGCTCAAATGAATCTGAGCTTTGGCTAGAGACTGAGTCTACTTCAGTAGTTAACAACACAGGTATAGTTGAAAGGCCCATCACAGGAGTTAACGAGTCTGACGCTTTGTTTCCTGATAATACAGAATCTACTGTAGTTAATATCTCAGATACTATTATACCTTTATTAACGGCACTAGAAGCTAGAGCAACTACCTTTGAGAACAGAGAAGGTACACAAAACATATTAATTAACTTAGAAAAATGCTAAAATGAGTTTACTAGATAAAGCAACAATCATAACAACCCCTACAGCTCACAGTAACGGGACATTACATAGTATCAAAGGAGGCTCAGTAGCAGACTTCGACGTAGTACGTGGCTCATCGGCTACGAGAGTTAACGCTGAAGGTTTAATTGAAGATGTAGCTACTAATATTCCTAGGATAGACTACACAGATAGCACAGCTAGTATTTTACTAGAGCCACAGAGTACTAATTTAATAACTTATTCAGAGGATTTTAGTAATGCAGGTTGGAATCAAATAGGAACTAGTACTTTAGGAGCTAATGCAGGAACATCTCCAAGTGGAAGTGTAGATGCTTATAGTTTAATTCCTGAGACTTTAAATGAAAGACACGTAATTAGAAGGTCATTTACTGCGGCTAGTCTAAGTGTTACAGGGAGTTTCTTTGCTAAGCCTAATGGATATAATCATATTTCAGTGTCAATGATTTACTCAGCCAACTCAGCAGGAGCAGGTGTAGTTATTGATTTAACAGATGGGAGTACATACGCATCTAAAATTCAAGTAGGAGCTTCATTTAGTGTAAAAGTAGATGACTACGCAGATGGATGGAAAAGAGTAAGCCTTAGTGTAACTCAGTCAGCAAATGCACTTAATAGATTTGCTTTTGGAGCATTTGATGGTGGAGCTGTTGTTTGGAACGCAGGACTAATTTGCCCAATCTTTGCAGGTAATGGTACAGATGGTGTGTTAATTTACGGAGCTCAAGTAGAAGAGCTAACATACGCTACAAGCTATATTCCAACCTCAGGAGCTATTGCCACAAGGTTAGTCGATTCAGTAACAGGAGCAGGAGATGCAACTACTTTTAATTCAATTGAAGGGGTGCTATATGCAGAAATAAATACATTGAGTCAAACAGGTACATTTAGACAAATTAATTTAAGCAATGGTACTGCAAGTAGTAGGATTTACATTAGTAAAAGAGCTAGTAATGACAATCTTGAGTTTAGAACGGAAAACCCACTAGGCGGTTTAATTTTTGCTTTCGCAGTTGACACTACAAGTGATTTTGTAAAAGTTGCATTTAGATATGGAGTAAATAATTTTGCGGTATTTATCAACGGGGTAAACAAAAATATATCTCCAACAGGAAGCGTTTTTCCTTCAGGAACATTAAATGACCTGCAACTTTCAAGCTCCTTAAATCAAAATTTCTTTGGAAAAGTAAAATCAGTAATCACATTCGACACAGCCCTAACGGACGAAGAACTTGAATGTCTAACAACAATATAATATGATATACTTAAGATACGAATTTAACGACAAAGCACAAGCTGAAGCAAAGATTGAAGCCTTCTATAACGAAGACGGAGAACTAACAACAGACGCGGCCTTTATAAAGCTTAATAAGTTTGTTATGACAGAAGGTACTTACGATAGCGAAGGAGTTGAAATAACAGCTCCTATAATGTCTAGCGGGTACGCAGTAGATGTACTATGGAGAGACTTTGACGCTTCGCCTTATGGTTGGAAAAGCTACGAAGTAACACCTAGTAACCCTAAACATAAGCTTTTGTAGTCTTAAAAATCAAATTAACATAAAAAGTGTTTTTAAATAAAGTATAAACCCTTAAATTACATTATGTTAAACGCAAAAGACACGTTACAGAAAATCGCTGAAGCTCTAAACATAGCAGCACAGCCACAAGAAACAACTGAAGTACAACCAACTCCACAACCTGAAGCGGTAGAGCCAACAAAAGAACTAACAGAAGAGCCAACAGCTGAGGTAGTAGAAGAGGTTAAAACAGAAGTAGAAGAGCCAAAGGCAGAGCCACAGATTGAGACCGAGGCAGAGCCAAAAGAAGAGGTAAAAGAAGAGCCGAAAGACGACAGAGTACAAGCTCTAGAGAGTCAATTAGCTGACCTTAAAAAGATTCTAGCAGACGCTATGAAAGTAGAAGAAGTAGAAACACCTGTAGTACCTGAGCCTGAGACTAAGGCGTTGACTCACAGCCCTGAGAAGGAAGTGAAGACAACCGCTAAAGGGGTAGGAAGAAAAGGAGCTACAATTCAAGAACGAGTATTCAAGTACATTAATAATAACTAAAATTAACTATTAAAATTCATTTAAACAATGGCAACAACAACTAGTATTACAACCTCTTACGCAGGGGAAAAAGCACAAGGATTTATCGCAGCGGCTTTATTAAGCGCGCCTACTATCGACAAAGGTGGTATCACGGTAAAACCAAACATCAAATTTAAGCAAGTAATGCAAAAACTAGCGGTAGGAGATATCGTAGCGGACGCATCTTGTGATTTCACAGCAACATCTTCTGTAACACTTACTGAGCGTTACTTAGAAGTAAAAGATTTTCAAGTAAACTTAGAACTTTGTAAAAAAGATTTTGAGTCGGATTGGCTTTCAATTGAGCAAGGATTCTCTTCTTTTGACGAACTACCAAAAAGCTTCGCTAACTACCTAATCGGACACGTTGCAGGTAAAGTAGCAGCTAACGTAGAAAACAACATTTGGAACGGAACAGGAGCAGGTAAATTTGACGGTTTAGTAAACTTAATGACGGCTGACGCTGACG